CATTCGAGATAGTTACTAATTTATTTGTCTTATTACTTATAGTATTTAATACTTTCTTATATCCACTAGGAGTAAGCACTAGATCACCTATTTTAATTTGATCTATTCTAACATCTCCTTTATCCGTATTCACAAGAGTTTCACCAATAAAACAACAAACGTTATGGTAGGGTTCTTCTTGATATCTTCCGGTTGATTCATTCCATTTCTTTCTATACTTAGAAATCTGATCTAGAAATATTTTAACTTTTGAAACATTGAATACACATCTCTCTATTTTAATACGTGCATGAGAGATCTGCATTTGCTTATCCATCTTCTTTAAAACATGAAACTTAGTTCCAGTTGAACTAAACAGCCTTCTAAAATCTCTTTCATAGCTATTCTCAACATCTAAAGGATCTCTCTTAACAGAATCATGAGGTAAGAATATTGTATGATAAAGATATTTTTTATCCTGTAATAAAAACTTAGCATAGAAATCCACATCCTTATTTTTATCTTCGTAGTAATCGATAACCCTTATCTCACCATGGATAATCTGAAAGAAAGCAATGACGGTAAGATCGTTTAAACCAATATCCATAGCCACATAGACAGGAAGTAAAGCATCATAAAGAGAAGTGTATAAGCATCTATTTTGTTCATAGGCTTTAGCCACTGCTTCTGCAAAGTAATAAGCATCTGAAGATGATAAGAATGCTTCAGAGACGGTAGAAGGAAATTCTTGCCTCATTTTATCGCCTAAGACTCTGGTTTGAACTGCATACCAGTTTCTTTGAAGCTGAGTAATCTTTCTATTTGTTTCCTTTTCAATCCTATTGAAATAATCTGTTAAGGAAACATCATAAGTAACTTTTTCATGAAGGACGTAGGATGGTTCATCCATCCAAGGGTAGAAGAAAAGCTTATACTCAAGCGGAGATATATTATCATTTCCCCTTCTGTAAGCTTCCATGACCATTTGCGCGAAATATCCATCATTCCCCTCTCCTGTGCTTTCTATGATAACTCTCCCCTCTCTAGGAACAGATTGAAGCGTACCTGTAATAACCTCTTCAGCCTTTTGTGGGTTTCTAGCACATGTTTTACCAAATTCTGAGACTAACACTAACTGATAAGCACCACCTCTTAAAGTAGTGTCAACCCGTAAAACACTACCATTTGCAAATGTAATTTCTCTTGCAGATCTATTAATCACATCTACACGTAACCATGGAGGCAAATGATCCATTGCATGGCCAATAATACGCTTAAAGATATGCTGAGCATGCTCCAATGAATATGAAACTATTCCAGAAGAAAGATTGGGTGTCCAAATACATTCATCAAGGAGATATAAAACACTAAAAGTGCTCATACCTAATTGACGAGCTTTTAGTATCAGATTACGTGTGTGGATTTTATCTAAAACATCTTCTTGAACAGCATTCAAATTGAATTTAACATCATTTCCATCTCTATCGATTATACGATAGAGACTATTCATTCTGTATTTTTTATCGTGAGGGAGATCTTCTAATTTAACTGAGAGCATTCGATTCTTTGATTTGCTTGATTTGCTCAGGGGTGATTGTTAAATTGACGTTTTGCTCAATTCTATGTTCAGCTTGTTTTAATCTAGTTTTACCAAGCCATATTAAAAGTGTATTATCCCCATCGGTTGTTTTACCAAGTGCTTTTGCAAATTGATGTGCTTTTAATAAACTTTCACCCTTTTCGTTTTTTTGTTGGGAGTATTGGGAAAACTGTACACCCTTATCAATAAGACATCTATCATATAATGTATCAGTGCTGATGCCTATATTACCTGCAATTTGACGTCCTGAACAACCAGCCACTAATAAGACATCAACTTCATCCCAGTTTATATTTGATTGTGGTCTACCGGCCATTATTTACCTTAGATAATATACATTTATTTAATATTATTTTTACGCTCTATTTTGTTCTAGATCAATATATTTCTTGACTTAAGAGAAGAGAAATAGAAAATAGTTCTGTGAAATGGTGTTTTTGTAACTTTAGTTAAAGATAAGGCGGGAGGCGGTCTCCCGCTTTACTTTTTATAGAGATAATAATACGATGAGAAACGAACAGGTTAGTTATTGATAAAGTTAAGGGGTGAGTTGGTCTCACCCTTTTGCTTTTATGGAGGATAATATGAACTATTGTACTACCGAAGAAATCGAACTACAAAGAGAGATACGAAAGAACAAGCTATTCAAAAGTGATAAGAAGCAGGATTTATGGTTGTTACTGTTCTTTTTATCCCTTTGCTGTATTGGTTTATTAATGGATTAAATCACGCCCTCGATCCAATCTGAACGATAATATATAAGGTTTATGAAAGCTCCCCGATGCAATTATTGCAATAAAACATTTCGTCTTTGCAAATGTACCGAATACAGGGCTGTTCTTCAAAGAAATAGAAATAACCCAAAGAAGCGTCCATATCTGATGATTCATATCTGGCACGTATTGGCTATGTTCCCTACTGAACAAAGACAAGAAGTCATATTGTTTTACAGCAACTGTACTAAGAGGAATATGGTGGATTACAAGGTACATTTGCATCATGGGGGTCAGCATGACATTACAAATTTGCATTACATCACTAATAAAGAATATCGGAATAAGTATGAGGGCGTTCCAAAAATTTGCAAATTAAAAGAATGGGAAAAAGAGATACAAGAAATAAAAAAACAAAAAACTCAAAATAAAAAACGACCTTCTAGCTAAGATTCAGACGAATAAAACTAATTTTAAAGATACATAAGATTAATTATCAGACGTGAAAAGAGTAGAATTATGTGCTGAATCAGACCATTTTTACGACTTCGTGGCACTTCGAACACACAAACATACCCATACACTCATCGGATTCAATCCAAACAATTGGGCTGTGGCAGCATTCTGAGATGACATTCATAAACTTCTACCTAGAAATACATGGTTATACTTCAATTCAGAAATAAATGTGATAATTTCTTGATTTTCCTGTTGCATATATGCATAAGAAAATGTAAGATGAATGCGAAAATTAAAGGCTCCCCTCTTGAATAGCAAACTAATATTTGAAAAGAAAACTTCATGTGGTCGAATCATTTACTATCCTGTTACGGCCGAAGCATTGAAGTTTGTATCGGTCTTCAAACATTCAGGGGGATCAAGAAAAGTGCTGACCGAAGAAATGGTTAAGACTTTAATAGAAGTTGGTGTGGATATTAGGTTAATTTAAAGGAAAAATATGAATTGGACGAGAATGCAAATATTCTATTATTGGATAATGATAAGATTTTATAAATCGATGATTATATTTCATAAACTATGTATTTGTAAGGAAAAGATAATACAAAAATATATACTTTGGAGATTGGAGAAATAATATGATAAATTTTCAGTATGACTTATTTGAGACAGCTCAGGAAACAGAATTAAAAGCTTTGCAGAAGCACATTGATAAGTTGGAAGCGGCTATTGATCGTCAGCGAAAATCACAGTTTGCTAAGATCGGCGAAAACACAAAGCGAATTGGTGGACTTGAAGAAAGATTCGAAGCTATTGAACGCTTTATTTGTAAAGGCGTGACTATATGATAATAGATTGTATAAGCGACTTGCATGGCTATTACCCTGAGCTTGAAGGCGGAGATCTTCTGATCATTGCTGGTGATTTAATTGGACATTTTGATAGGATAAATCAGTCGGTGACAAATTGTAACCGACTGGAGGTTTATTATATAGGTATATATGTCAGAAATGAAATGTTCAGATTGTGGTTTTTCACCCATGGATGAACTAAAAAATTTTCTTAGGTGCCAAATGTGCGGTAATTGTGAATTATATAATCTGGGTTCATCTGAACCTCTAAAGCCAATGTTTCCAATTCCTAGTCATCAATGGATTTCAGTCAAGGAAAGGTTGCCAGATGCATATCATGAAGATTTACTTGTACAATAGATCTTCCATGTTCAGGTTGTGCGTCCATTATATAATTCCACTTTATATTTGACATGTTATCTCAATCTCAACTCTAGGTGAATTACTATAATGCTTTTCTGAAACCAACTTTACAATTAAAGAATCGTCTACAATTACAACTTTGTTTAAACAATCGTTTAGAAATTTGTTATAATTATCTAAATCTGGACGTTTTGTTGGTCTAGACAATCCTTGATCCATTCGAATTCTTTCTTTCTTTGAAGTGTTTTTTGGAATATCAATATGATAAATATAAGATATCTGTAAGGGACCACCGATTAATTGACCTGAATATTGAGATCTTAATTGCCTCTGAACAGCTTCTCGTTCTTTGTAACGCGGATTATAAGAATGCTTCCCGAAACCTTTATGAGTTTGCCAAGGAACAGGATCGCCTTTGATTTCAAACTTAACAGTTTTAGGGCATACGCAATCCAAAGTATGTTCGTTACACTTTTCGCATTCACCTGACATTATAAATTTCTCCAGGTTTTTCCAGCGGCAATATCATTTAAAGTTTTTTGTGGTATATTTAATTCTAAAGTTTGTAAAACTAACAATAATCAAATATATAATCTCAGGGCTTATCATAATTCCTCATATTTGTATAATATTTCACGTATTTGATCTAATAACACAATTTCTTCATCTGATGGAGTCTGATATTTTATACGCGCTCGTATGAGATTTAAAATATCTACGATATCAGATTGCATACGGAAAGCGTTAGAGACAATGCGAGCGTCAAATTCTTCGTCGGATTTAAATGTTAGCTGCCATTCCATGTTAGAACTCCTAAGTTTTAAGCGCCAAAATATCTTCAACTTTCACAATAGCATAGACAATCCCATCTAATTCGACAGTATTATAGCCATATTTAGGAATAAGAACAATGTCGCCTATTTTTAGATCGGTTTCATTGTAAATTTTAGCGCTTATAGCTTCAATTTCGAAGAATTGAGATGGTTCAGGATTAAGAGTTATGATAATCCCGGTTGTTTGTTCTTCTTCGCATCTTTTAACGATTACGCGATCGCCGATTGGTTTAAAGTTCATAATTCTTCTCCTGGAAACTTAGGCATGGGGCACCATATTTCGCAGTTTATTGGAAAGCTTAGATAATTATCTAAAGGGTAATACATATTATCATCTTCATCATAAAAAGCACTAATAGGCCCTTGCCACTCTCCTTTTCCATCCACCCAAGAAACAAGAACAGTTTGATCATCTATGGGAGTTTCTTCGATTACATTTACCCAGGAAGACCATTCTGGTTGCTTTTCTTCTGCTTGTTCTTCTTTTGAATCGCAATGATTTTCAAGCTCTTTTTTATAATTAGAAAAAAGATTTTCCATATAAGAAGAATGTTCTTTCATTTGATTCAACCATTCTATGCGTTCTTTTAAGGTTTTAGTATTTTCATTTGATAAATGTTTTCTACAAATTTTTTGATTATGTTCTTCAATTTCTTTGTTTAATTCTATGTGCTTACCCAGAACTTCCTTAAAGTGTTTAACAAATTCATACATTTCTTTTAAATCTTCCATTTCTCATTTCCTTTCGTTTTAAGCTTCTTTTTTACTTGGTGGCTACCACGGGTATACCACACCATATTTATTCAATTGTATTCAAATATTGATTGGTTCTTAATCATTCCGCCTTACTAGGCTTGCATCCCGTTTAAATCTATAAAAACTACTATCATTTTTTATTTTCCTTAGCTAAGTTTATGAATTGTTTAATTAGATTAATAGAATTAGAAGAATAAAGATCTATTGGACATTGTTTATTTTTAGTACCTATAAAAACAATTCTGTCTGATAAAGATATTTTAAAATCATCATTCAATTTTCCATCCCATACTGCGATTAATTCAGAAGCTTCTTCCCTTCTTTTGAACATATTCAATTCATTTTGATGCTTGATTTTTTCTTCTTCTGCTTCCTTATCTTCTTTAGTTATGTTAGGTATCCAAGTTTTAGTAATTGCCGATACAATAGCTGGTCCGAATGAGCCCAAAGGCTCACAAGCTTTTTCTTTCTTTTCTTTCCATTGTTCAAATGCTTGAAGAGCTACACAAATACGATTAATATCGTGAGAAAGAATAATTTTTAAGAAGCTATCTTCAAGATTATATTTCTCTAGAAGTTTTAATTTTTCAATTTCATCAAGAGAATGAATAATAGAGCTAATATGTCCTTCTCCCTCGGGATCGCTATTTATTTGTTCTTTTAATAAGCTATCTTCATAAGAAGAACAACTATAGGAACCATTTACGGCCGACGGATTTACGGCCGACGGTTTTTGGGCGCTCGGCTCATAATCATTATGAGGGCATTTCGTCTCTGAAGATTGAGAAGGTTTAAGATCCCATTCAAAAATGTTGTAATCAAACTTTCCTTGTTCAGCTCTTACTTGAGTTTTCTTCATATATCCATATTCAATACATAAATTAGCTGCTTTTCTAAATCTTTTATCATTCCATCCAAGTCTTTCTGCGATATCAGATTGTCTAGGCTGCCAAGTTTCAGGTAGAGCGTTTAAAGCTAATAAAAGTCTTAAGGCATCCGAACTTAATCGGATATCATAAATTAAACTATTTGGTGCTATCTGGTCTTTTTTTAAAAAGTATGCTTTACTTTTAACAAATCTACTTTGGTTCATGATTAATTACTCCCATTTTATAAATATATTAGATAGTTTATAAAAGTAAGGTTTAATTACATTATAATATACTTTAGTTAGTCTGTATGTTATGTTGCATATAAATGCTTGTATGGCATTGTGGATGGCTAGTAATACACATGTTTTGAAAACATGTAATAATTCGAATGATTGCATAGAAAATCCTATTGCGTTTAATAGTGAGTTTTACTATGATCAATGGCCTTCAATGAGAGAAGTAGTTGTTTATTCAAGGGTCAAGCCGTTGATCATAGCAACATTTTTAAGGGCCTACGCATATAGGCCCTTTTTCGTATCTTGATTTTTCTATGATAAGAGAAATTTCTGAGGTGTTAAATTTTGTGTTGCAAAAAATAACAGATCATAATATTCTGAGATCATAGACTATTGCGTCAAGTTTTAAGCCCTACATTCAATAGGGCTTTTTTATTTACCTTAAGTTTGAAAATCAAGAAAACCATAAGTAAACGGTCACAGATTACATTCTCAAGGTATATTCCATCAAATCAATTTTAAACATTGACTTGTGAAAAAATAATAAGCTATAATTTAGCTAAATCAACCTCCAGTTTGATTTTGAAAGACTCTTGTTTAGGGCCGTTTCACTCCGGCCCTTTTTATTTTCTATAAATATTCTAGTAAAAATATAAACATTTTCTTTAAAAACTTAGCACTCCACGAGTGAGAGTGACAAATCTTTATTTAAATACTACAGAGCATGCCTGCCTGAGCAAAAATATAAGTTTTCTTCACCGATCACGTTTAAGCTTGAGGGCTTTATAGCAAGAAAATGCTTTCCACTCTCTGTTGTTATTAACAACCCCTTATGTTCCAAAAAATCAATAACAGGCTTTCTACACTGTAAACCATCAATACAGGTCTGATCTACCTCTATAGCCCTGTTTTCTGTACTGTACCATTCGCAAACATGATCGTACACTATCTCAGCTACTTCACCGTATTCCTTCAGGTTCTTTCTACACTCTACACAATAAACGGCGACCATAATCAAACTCCCCTTGAATTAAAGGAGTGACTATAGTATAAAAATAAATTGAATCAATAAGTTTATTATGAAAGATGTGTATAAAGAGATCGTTGACCACTTTATAGAATTCCCCGAGGCTTTCTGGGGTCTTCTAATATCCTTTATATTATTTCTTATTGGCCTAATGTTTTTTCTGTATTAGGACTCCCCTATTTCGCTTGTTCAATTTTAATTAATCTCTCGTGAAAGTCTCTCATTTCATCATGTATAGCTCTAACTAATTCACGTGTAGAATCTAATTTTGCGTCATTATGTCTAGTATCAGCTCTAGCCTCTGCCCTATTCCATAAAAACAAAGGTATGATCATTGCAGCATTAGCTATAAAGACACCTAATATTGTGATAATTGCGGTTAAATCATTCATTTTTATTACCTATACTTTCTTTCTTAATATTTCTTCTGCTTTTACTTCACCATTAGTAGCTCTTTCAATATCTTCTGCTAATCTTTCGCTAGGTATTTTATCACCACGCATTATTAGAGATATGTAGTGTCTACTATACTTTATTTTTTCAGCAAATTTTTGAATCGTAATCTTATGATTCCACAGATATTCTCTTAGGTGCATTTGTTTCCCTCATGATTTTTGATAATCTTATGTATAAATCAAACAAGCCATTTAACGCAAACGGAAATTTATTTTATTTTGTAGTTGACGAAAAAGTTTCCATTTGTTAAATTATGCTCATAAAACAACAAGTCTCCCTGTCGACTGGTCCAACAAAACCAGCAGGTTGAGCGGTTGTTATAGAATAGAATGTGAGTTAGTTGCATAGTTATTATTTTACAAGGGGTTAGTATATGAGAGATTATGACGATAGTTTCAATGATGATGCAAACGATTATGCGAGAGACGAATACATAAATGAACTTGTATTCGAAAAAGTTGGCTATCTCATAGGTCATTTAATAGAAGCCTTATACAGTGATAGATATGATCACGATAAGGGCGAATTAGAAGAAATAGTAGTTGGCTTGGCTGAAGCTGTTGGCCTAAGGATTCCAGCAGATGTTATTAAATGGCAACAAAGGCCTAATAGATCAATGGAAATGGCAAAATTTATGATTATGGGGATTTAATATGAATCAATTAGTAATATCAGAAGAGTTTAATTTAGATGCTGCTATTAGGGATGTAGATAGTATGCAAACAATGTGCAAAAAACTTATGCAAACTAAACATTACCAAGCAATGGGTGAAGCAGGGATATTTGCTATTATACAGAAAGCAAAATCACTGAACATGAATCCTATTGATGCTTTGGGAGGTTCTTTGTACTTTGTTCAAGGTAAAGTGGGAATGTCTACTGAAGCAATGAACGCGCTTATTAGAAAAGCAGGACATTCAATAACAAAAGACACCAAATCAAATAGCTCAGTTTGCATTCTTCATGGTAAAAGAGCTGATAACGGTGATACTTGGACTGTAAGTTTTTCAGTTGAAGATGCTAAACGTGCTGGACTCATGAAGAACATGTTTGAAAAGTACCCTGCTGTAATGCTTTTTAATCGTGCAATGTCCATGTTAGCTAGACAGTTGTTTCCAGATGTGATTAAAGGAGCTGGATACACTCATGATGAGTTAATGGAGATAAAGGCCAATAGCCCTTATGTGAATAAACCTGAGCCCTCATTCGAAGTTAATGAAGATAAAATAAGTCTTTCACAGGTCGAAGAACTCTCAACCATGCTATCTTCTTGCGATCCTGAAGTTGTACTTCGGTTTGAGAACTTCATTAAGAATCCACCGATGAATTCACAGTCATTGGCTGATATTCCAGTTTCTCAATTCCATTCTATCAAGAACATGGTCAAGAAACGCTATGAAGAGGCTATGGCGAAGATTACTGAGTCTTTGAGTAGCAAAGATACTGAAGAAAACATCTCTTTTGATCCAGATGAATTTGAAATGAAGGATGCTGGATAAAAAATGTACGATGAATACTTATTAATAGAAACTCATGAACCAACGAACGAATTTTAAGGGGTCAAACATGGAAGCACATCTAATACAGGGTACAGAGCAGTGGAAATCAATGAGAAAAAAAATGGTAACCGGAACCGATGCTCCTGTTTTGATGAATGTTTCTCCATACGGCGACACACCATACAAGAGATGGTTAGATAAGCTTGGCTTCGGTGAAGAGAAAGTTGAAACCGAAGCTATGCGAAGGGGTAAGGAATTAGAGCTCGTCGCGCGCGATATATTCATCCAAGAAACAGGTATTATGATGGTACCAGAAGTTGTATTCTCAAAAGAATACAATTTCATAATGTCATCTTTGGATGGAATAGATTTTGATAGAAAGACCATTTTAGAAATTAAATGTGTAAAAAAAGAATTTCACGAAATGGCTTTGGATGGTGTAGTGCCAGAAGGTTTTATCCCTCAATTACAGCATCAAATGATTACTACGGGGTTGAAAAAATGTTATTACATGTCTTACACTCCCACATCATATAAAATTCTTGAAGTCTACTTAGACGAAGAAGAAGCAAAAACACTAATCGAACGCGAAAAGGAATTCTACAATTGCCTACAAAATTTAACTCCCCCACCGCTTACAGAAAAAGATTACATACATCGTTCAGACCAGGAATGGACATCAAGAGCGAGGAAGCTCAAGCAACTGACTCAACAACGCAAAGAGTTGGAGATGGAAGAGGAAATGATCAAGAAAGAGTTAATCGAATTGTCTGGAGGATTAAATTGCCAGAGTTCGGATATAAAGTTGTCTAAAGTAATCAGACTAGGTGCAGTCGATTATAAAGGCATTGAAGTCTTACAAGATGTTGATTTAAATACACATAGAAAGCCTAGCTCTGTCTATTACCGAATTTCA